TGCGGTCAATAAATACTTGCGCTTTATTATAAGCTCTGGCGTGTTTTGCTACAAAATTATTTTTCATTTTCTTGATATTCTTTGGTCGTAATCTGCGAGGCTCTCATCCCACCAATACGGCTTGTCTCTATGCTTCCACGAAGCGAACGTAGCTTTGTCGAGCATATAGAAATTACGATAAGACTGTATAGGATCACCATCGTCTTTTAACTCCTCTGTCATTGCCAGGGCAAACTGAGTAAAGCCGTGGTCTTCCATGTGTTTTGGTTCTGGCAACTCTAGTAGCATCTCATAACTTTTGTGTAGGCTACCATAGCGATAATGCGCCTCACTTGCAAGAGCGAAGGCATAACAGTTTGTCCAGTAATAATTTTCTAAAGAAGAACGCACCCATATACAGCTGGGGTGCGATTGCATGGTAGGAAGGTATGGAAAGAGTCTATCTTCCATTGGAACTTCTTTCCACTCTTTGCGAGTCTTTTGAAGGATAGCATTTTCTTCTTTAGTGATAGCACGAGGAACAAAACCGAATAGGTGATCTATCCAGAGATTTGTACAGATAAGCTGTGCAGCTTCGAGAATCATCTTATTCACATGGGAATCTACATGATACTCTGCACACTTGTCGAGGTCTTCGTCTAGGTAAAAAAGGTTAATAATAGTTCTCCTAAAATTGAAATACTATTATACAGCGGCGAGCAGCAATAGTCAAGAAGTAACTGCTCTCATTCGCTGCTCAAGGCGCTTGGCACGATCACCAACCTGGGTGTACCAACGGCTGTCTACCATTTCATCAGCGGCTGTTGCCCAGTTTCCTTTGACTACTGCTGCGTTAAAATTCTTAAATCCTGAGAGGCGAGGTCGTCCCATATTAAACATTAAGTTAACCAAGATTTGTTGTACTTCGTCAGGTAGTGCAACAAATGTCCCTGGGCCGTATAGAGCGTAACATTCAGAGGTTGCGATTTCGAGGTCTTTTTCGAAGCACTCTCTAACTCTGTCTTCTGATACTGCTGTTCCTTCGGGTACTCCGTATTCTGGATCTGTTTTGAGTACCAAGTGGCCCACTCCAAACGTAGGATAGCCAAGATGATCTTTGTATGTTGCATACACTACACCTTCATCAATTTTTAATTGTTCGTACACTGCTTCTTTATTCACTTGTGACCTTCCTATAGTAAACGATTACTTGATTCGTTTCTTTTATATACCGTTTAAGTTCTTGCATATTATATGCCATTAGTTCGTAATCTGATACGCTCATAGCTACGAATACTACGGAGCCGCTTTCTTTTTCAATATTTACTAAAAATTCTTCCAGGTTTTTGGCACTTACCACATACCAGTGCGGTTCTTTAAGTACGAGAGCCCTCGGCATCTGTGGTTGTACTATCACTCTCTTCACTGGTTTCGTTATTATCTGTACTTCCCTCGGGGGCTTCTGGAACATACTGCAGCCCGTCATCAAGAGCGTCAAGACTAATACTGTCTTTTTCAATACCATCAAATACTCCTTTGGTAGCTTTATTCATTCTAATCTCTACCAAGCCTGGCTTTGCTGCTGCCAATTGTGTTAAATTATGTCTCTTGAATATATCCAGATAACGGTTCATTTCTAGCTGAATTTGTTGGCTTGCTACTTGTTGTTCGAGCAATGAGGTTGTTTGCAGTTTGAAATCGTTTTCGAGGACACGGAGGGTTTCTTCTTGTTCGCGGTGTTTTAATTCATATACTTTGTTTAATTCTCGTAGCTCTGTCAAGTCGGTCTGGGTAGTGGTATAGTATATATACCCTACAGCTCCCATGCTTGCTATAATGCCTATTAGTATAGAATTCATTGTTATACCTAATAAAAAAGCGAGGTCTTGCGACCCCGCTGAGATTTAGAATAATGGCTGTAAGGCCACTACCATACATAGAATTGAGAATAAAATAATTCCAATTTCTTTCGTAGTATCGTGCTTTTTCAACATAGTCTCCTAGTTAATTACAACTTTCGTGGGTTGCAATTCTTTAGGAAGTTCTTCATGTAGATCTATGCAGAGCAGCCCGCGTTCCATATAGGCACGTTCGAGCTTTACGTGTTCGCTAATGCCAAATGTTCGTGTGAAACATTTACCACTAAGACCCTTATAAACGTATTTCTCGTCTTCCGGTAGAGTTAACTTACTTGTTCCTTCTACTGTTAGTAGGCCCTTGTGAATAGTTATTTCGATATCGTCTTTGTTCCAGCCAGGTACAGCTAGTTCAACACGAAAACCGTATTTACCTACTCGAAGGACATTAAAACGAGGGTAGCCACCATCGATCATGGGGGCAAATACACTTGTGTCAGTTACGAATCGGTCAAATCCCAATAAAAACTTTTGGAAATCTGCCACTGCTAGTTTGCTAGTCATAAAGTTACTCCTTTTATGATTGCGTCCTTTCGGAACGCTTGAGTCCTTGCGGTACTCGGTTAGGGTTTTTTGACATTTTAATGAGTGTCGCTCAAAGTCTTATGTTTTCTACATCTCTCATAGCTGCTATAAAGTCTGTGCAGCCACCGATGTACTTGTCATCTACAAACACTTGGGGTGCTGTCTTTGGCACGAAACCAATCTTAGCAATCCACTCTTTTGGTGTTAGATCCATCATCTGATGATCTACATAAGAGTAGCCTTTTAGAAAGGTTAGGTTTCTAACTGTGTCACAGTGCATACAGTCGGGAATTGAATAAATATCTACTTTCACAGGCTTTCTCCTAAAAATTTGATCATAAGCGTCTCTAAACTTTTGGTTGTCTTCTTTGCGTCTTTTACTGCCCTTCCCCATCTTCTTCATCCTCTAATACTATGTACCCTTGTTGGGCTAAATATGTTACTGCGTCAGAGATTCCACGCTGTTTACCTAGGAACCACGAGCTTATCGCACAGCCTACTAAGCAAAATATAAAAATGGCCGCGATCGGTGCACTTATCATCTACTGTCCTTTATTATTTTTATCATTAAAAAGATCGAATAAGGTTTTAACTTTATCTTTTAAAACTTCTATATCAGTGTGCATACGTGCGAGTACTATGACTAATCCTATAAAGCCTAGAAATATTGGCCATACTGTACCTACTGCATTTAGTGCATCCATTATAGTGCTCCGAAAGGAATTACATTCCTACTTTTTTTATTTACCTCATAGTTGATGTTCATTAGCAGCTATTATACAAGAGTTTTGTTTAATTGTCAAGAAATATTTTCCTATGGTATAAAAAGTGCCACTTTTAAACCGGTGTACAGGGAGCTTTCTAAAATAAGTACTTGACATTTTTTGGTCAATGCCTTATAATATATCTCATCAAACACATAAAGAGAACTAAAATGGAAGGTACAAATTTTGAACTGGTAGGTGATTTTATGGAAGCCTTTGGGCAGTTGGTTGTTGATGAACCAGAACTTCCTGATGAGGATACACAGAATCTAAGAGTGGCGTTAATTGAAGAAGAGTTGGAAGAACTCAAAGTTGCGCTTAAAGACAAAGATATTGTAGAGGTAGCAGATGCACTCACTGATTTATTATATGTTATTTACGGAGCAGGTCAGTCCTTTGGTATTGATCTTGATTGTTGTTTTTTCGAAGTTCATCGAAGCAATATGAGCAAGCTAGGTACTGATGGTAGGCCAATCTATCGAGAAGATGGAAAGGTGTTAAAGGGAGTAGGTTACTCTCCTCCAGACCTACTAAGCATACTTAACAATGGGGCTTAATCGCCCCATTTTTTTATCTAAAATAAGAGGCAAATAGAATGAAAACATTAAATAAAATAGGGTTCTACGCACTAGCATTTATGGTGGGAATGATGGCAGGTACAGCAAAGGTTCAAGCAAACGAGGAGATTACAAGTAAGATTCACTATCGTACTTGTTTTGATAATTATGTTGATAAAAAACGAATAAAAAAAGCCCTCACTCGGAGGGCTGCATACCTTCAAACAAAGGTTTCTGGCCTGGATCTAAGTGCCAGGGCATTTCTTTGTGACAATTACCACAAATCTTCAGGTTCTTACTCGTTAATAGCACTAGCGCCGAGCTTCCGCAGTGAATACATACCTTAGTAGTTACTTTCAATGCCAAAGCCCTCTATAGTATTTTCCGAAGAGGCGTAGACCATTTTCGATTCGTAAATCATTCTCAAGGTAGTCTTCTTCACTTTCTCCAGAGAACTGATTTTTACAGCTTTCAAAAGCATAGATCATCTCATTTACAGCCCAGTCCCATGCTTCATGGTGGTGCTCGTCTATAGCATCTTTGCTAGTAAAGCTACCGACTAAGTGTCCTGGACGATCATTTATTTCTACAAACGCACTAGCACCACCTGGTAGGTCTTTCAGCTTTCGTAGTGCAGGAGCTATAATGGCTGAGAGTGTTACATCAAGAGACCACACGTCCTGGTTGTCTATTTTTACATATTCTATCTCACAGGGTTCAGTACGCATTAGTTTATGGTACCAGCGGTACTTTGGACAACTACTAATATATACTTTCACTTTAATAACCTCTCATAGAATTTGCGAACAATATAAAATGCTTCAAGATTAGTTCTAATTTCTTCTTCCCTACTGCTTGGATACTTAGCACATACCACCAATGCATCTTCATGATCCTTGATTGCACGATTCATCTCCTCTATCACTAGGAAGTTATCACTGTACTCTTTATACTCTCTCAACTCTCTTATTTCAGTATGCAACTCTTTTAGATAATCAAAGGGGGTTGGTAATAGGTCATCCTCTTTCATACTACGTCCTCGTCTGCGGGTATGGTATAGCCCACGCCTCGCAGGAAATTGATCATCGCCTGCATATGTTCAGTCCAGTGCGAATCTCCTACGTGTTCATGAGTTATCTTTGTTACTCCATCATCATAACTTATGGTCATCCTACTCATCGTCTTGCTCTCCTAACCAAATTATTAAAAAGAAAAAAGAAATTAAAAGAAGAGATAAAATCATTTTGATAGTAACCTCATATTCAATACTAAATTTTCGACACAGAGCTTAATTATTGAAGCTATCGCAATCTCTTGATCGAGCTTGAGAGCGAGAACGCTCATTGCTACTAGCCGATAACTACTCTCTTCATCGAGAGGTGTGTCAGCCCAGTCAAATGGATCACCTATCTCTACGCTTTTCGCTAGTTCTATATATTCATCAATATCCATTATTCTGCTTCCCACCAATTTAGAATACTTACTTCTTTTTGTTTGTCTATCTGATTAGTGCTTTCAAGCGTGAGCTTGCGGCGGAATCGTTTACTCAGTATTGGATCTTCGAGATCAAAGTCTACGAAGGCAAAGCAAGGTTCGTCTAACTCTGGGAATAAATCTAGCTGTTTCATAAGTTCCATTTCCTTTTTCGTAGATAGTGTGCTTGACTGTAGATAGCAGCCCAGGTTCGTCCTGGTAGTAATTCTACTAGAACATCTTTACCTTTTGAATAGTTTAATTGCAGTATGCGTCTTTCATCTCTAGTCCAACTCTTATGTCTTTCTGTCGTTATCTGTAACCTTGATCGTTTTCCTCGTACTGAGGATACGCTTCGTTTCAAAGCTTGAGCTAAGTCTATTAAACTCATCTCAGGGTTATCACGAAGGAACTGTATATCTTCTTTTGACCACATATTTAGCTCCATCTTACTGCATTTCTACAGTCGGGTTTTAGTATCTCATATTCTAGCTCAGCTAGGCGAGCCTCTTCTTTTGCAGTTCTTTTAGCTTGACGCAACTCGTCTAGTATATATGCCCTCTTCTCCCTCTCGCGTAGTATCCTTAGCCAAGCCGTAGATACTACAAACGGGTCTTCTGATTTACGTCTTGACCTTATTGCACCTTTTGATCGTTTCATGTGCCTAGCTAGGAGTGAGTCTTCTAGGTCTAGGTTATGTTTAAAGAATTCTACATCTTCTTCTGTCCAACAATCTCCCGCTCTACATAGCTCATATGGGTGCCCCTCTTCTAATAATTCATACATATTTTTATCTCCTATGAAATATATTATATAGTAATCACTAGAGAAAGTCAAGAATTATTTTTGAACATCTTTGCAACAAAGCTATCAATATCCTGTCAATAGATACCAGAGAAAAATAGTGAAACAAATTGCTTGCATGTTATGAGATTCCATGATAAAATAAATCATTAATTTGATTAGTAATCAAGTCAAACATTACTTCTTACAAACCACTATCTAGTGTTAATTTAGCTGATGAGTGCAGTTTCAGCGTCCCTATTCCTTTAGATAGGGGACGCTGATATACACCTTATTATCTAAAAGATATAAGCTAGATAGTGACAACCCCACGACAATTAGCTTATCTAACAATAATTATGTAACAATTAAGACAGTCTAATATGACTGTGATAAGCAAATAGGTGATTGAGCTTTCGAAAGTCTTTTTAAAAACTGCCCTGGCTGGAGAACCGTTATAAACAAAAACCCAAAAAAGA